GGGTATCCCGCGCCCACTACTGGCGGTCATAGTAGTCCTACGGCCAGTAGGTAAAGCAACACATGAATGAGCACCCACGGGGAGGGCGATAGGTGCTCACGTTGTATAGCTTAGGCGGCTTGGATAGCAGCCACGAGCGCAGCCTTGCTGAAACCTTCCTTCTCCATACGCTTCACTAGCTTGGCGGCATATTCAGGGAGAACAATCTCTTTCTTTTCTGTCTCACCTTTTACCCGCTTCACTAGTGTATCGCGGATGGACAGCTTTTCACCACCAGCCCTGACTAGGCGTTCAAGAGCATCTTGATCTAGCTTGGCATCTTTCATGGAAAGCAAGAGTTTGCCATCTTTCGCTTTCACCACTTTGGAGCCTATAAAGATAGTCCCCACGATAGACCGAACCGCACGAGCACCTTGCGTATCGCCTTTCTTGGCAAGGCGAGCAATCACGCTGGCAACGGTGCCACCCACCCCAGAGTCAGCTAGGTCTTGCACGATAGTAACGAGGTGGCCAGTGGCGGCAACACCTGAACCCATTGCTGTTACGAATTTATCTTCAATCACTTTGATATCGTTTGTCATGGTCTTTTTCCTTATTCCATTCCACAAGCAATGCACCCGTCATGGATGCACTGGTTTATAAAATGGGAACCCTAAGCATTCACTACCGCCACCCACTTGCTGAAACAGTCTAAGTATCAGTGGCGTCCGTTCTATAGCTTCGGAACCCTATCAACCTCCTTCACCGCTAACGTGGCGCGCCGTAGCGGCCACACAATTACTCGATTGATACCTGGTTCAAACCAGAACCACGTTGCTCACCCGTCCAAGTCGGGGTGTCGGCTTCACGCGGCCCTAAAACCTAAGGCGTTTAATTTAGTCTCTCCCAGCCATGCCAGGGTTAACTGGCTCGCTTCTGGTGTCATCGGCTGTCTGGCTTGTCTTGCTGTCTTGCCGATGAATTCAATCTAGGGTCAGCCCGAGCTAATGTCAACCCGTTGAAAACATTGGATAAATTCAGGTCAGCTCAGAGAATATGTAATAAAATCAATGGGCTAGGTGATTCGTTTCTATCCAAAATAAATCAAATAAAATGCAATAAAATACTAACTTTCTTCGATTATCGTTTAAAATCAATAGGTTAGCAGGTGAGAAAGCAGCTCGGTGCTATCTATCTAAGGATAATCGCGCGGGTAGTAATATACATATACAAAATCCAATGGCAGCTCGTATACCCTGCGAAAACTGTAAAGAATACCAAGTCTAGGCAAGTGCCCCAGTATACGGAGAGACAGACTATATATTCAAACTCTTGAATGTGTATAGCTAGTTGCGAACGGTTCTCATATAGTGTTTCTTGAATGTATACAGCTACTTGCGAATGGTTCTCATATGCGACAAATGGAATGTATAAGAGGGGGGTAGAGGGGCCAGTGGGGTGCCCTGCGTTATTATACATGACCAATGACAGAGGGGGGTATTTTAAGTCTGTTAACCACTTTGGTAACCTACAAGGGGTTGAAGCCCTATATGTTATACGTTGTGTTAACCCAGTCAACTACGAGGAGAGCACCTTCCTCACCAGAGGTATCCGTTAGAAGCATTCGTTAGAGACAGGAGATTGTCCCGCTAAAAGGGCCTTTCGTGGGAGATCTTCCCTATCTTCATTTAACATGTCTCTTTTAGCTTGACACCTAAACACACTTATGGTATAATATACTTATAGTATTTCTTAAAGAACACTAAAACTCCTACATCTAATAAGATATAACATAGAAGATGAAGAACATAAGAGATACTTAAAGTATACATTAAGTATACATAAGGGGTTGACCTCGCGGCTACATGTCCAACCCAGGTTATACTTTAAGTATGTACCTCTCTTCTTTGTCGCACCCCTCTAGGGAACCTTTTAGGGGATCTTTAGGTAGATACCTATCTCCGTCTTTGACGAACTATTACCTATTATTCAATAAAATTGAAGGAGAAGCAGAGCCCTTAGTATAGCTAAGGTGGTATTTCTGCTTGACTTGAAGAACACCCTATGTTATAACTGGGGTAAGCTAATGAGAGAGTACAATGAAGACTCCAGAACGAACAGACACACATGGACAAGAAGATGACATCCTAGGGAGGTTCTTTAGTGCCCTCGCAGGGGATGACATAAAGGCTCTGCAGACTATGCACATACCTCGTAGTGAGGTCTTCTACGTCAGACAGAAATACTTCCAGGACACAGGTGAGTGGGTAACCTTAGACCGCATGGAGCGTTCCATGTATCTTGAAGGACTCCTAGATGCCAGAGATGTCCACCAACCGAATACTAAAAGAGACTGGGAAGACTAATGGGCTATAGCTTAGGTAGCAGAAGCAAGAAGAGATTGGAAGGGGTTCACCCCGATCTAGTCCGTGTTGTTGAAAGAGCTATCGAACTCACAGAGGTAGACTTCACTGTCCTAGAGGGTATGCGTACCGTAGCACGACAGAAGAAGCTCGTAGCTAAGGGTGCCTCCACAACAATGAACTCACGTCACCTCACAGGTCATGCTGTTGATATTGGTGCCTGGGTAGGTGGTACAGTTCGTTGGGACTGGCCACTGTATTACAAACTAGCTGATGCTATGAAGCAAGCAGCCGGTGAACTAAAGATAGATATGGATTGGGGTGGTGATTGGAAGTCCTTTCCAGATGGACCTCACTTTGAACTACGTTGGGCTGCATACCCAGCATAATATCTGAAAGAGAGAGGGACCTTTATGTCAGAAGAACAAGTGGCTGAGAGGTTACGTAATCTAGAACTAGACAATGCTGTTTTACACGAGCAAGTAAAGAATATGGAGACTAAGATCAACAGCCTCTCTAGCGGTGTTAGCCGTGGGTTATGGGTTCTTGGTGGTGGTTTCATTGCATCTTTTGTAACCTGGGTAGTGAATGGTGGCCTGGTCAGATAATGAAGAAAGTACGTTGGAAGGAGATGGTAACAGGGGTGGTACTAGGTACTGTCTTCATGTCACCGTGGTCCTCCCTCTTTGAAGTCAGACCTTACACTGATGTTCAATTGGTCTCAGTAGCTAAGACAGACACAGCAGTTACCATAACAGCTAACTTCCGTAAAACTGATTGCTCCTTTCAACGCTTAGAGGTTTTTGGGTATGATCTAGGTCAGACTTACGCCCTGGATTGGGAGAATGTTGTAGTAAGGGACGAGGTAGATCGTGGGTTTAGCTACGATAGGGTAGAAGGGGGTCACACCCTCCGTATCAAGGTCAAGCTACCCGACACAAGCTACGATAAGATTGAAATAAGAACAAGACATCTATGTGATGGGGCTAAGATTGACAAGGTTTTCGTTACAGTAGATTCAAAGGATCTAATATGATACAGGTACTCCTCCCTATCCTAGCGCCTATCCTAGGTGACGTTCTGAAGAAGATAATACCTGATTCAGACAAACGTGCTGAGATTGAACGTGAGACTAAGTTAGCTCTCTTGGAGCACACAGACTCCTTGGAGAAGGTACGTGGGGAGATTATCCTTGCCGAAGCTAAGTCAAGCAACTGGATCACATCAGCTTGGCGTCCCCTCCTGATGTTAGTGGCTATTGCTATCATCGCTATGAACTACCTTGTGTTCCCTATCATCGCCATTGGGTACCCGAGTATTATGGACAACCTCCTCGAGCTGCCTGATCAGCTCTGGAACCTTCTAACACTTGGTGTTGGTGGTTACATTGTAGGACGTAGTGGCGAGAAGATGATAGATAACTTTAAGAAAGGTGATAAGTAATGGGCTGTTGGGTTAATAAGAAAGAACCGTGTGGTTGTTGTTTTGGGTGCTGGAACATGGACCCCGCTTCCATTTCAACTAAGTTTAAACTACTCAACGGTACTGTTATCACTTCCATCTCTTTGTTTGAGGACTGAGAGAAATGGCAGATAAGAAAAGAGACTACAAGAGGGAACGTGAGCTCCAGCTTAAGTCTTCTAAGTCTAACCTAGCGGCTAACGCCTCTCGTAAAGCGGCCCGCCGTAAGCTGGAGAAAACAGGGGCTGTCTCTAAAGGAGACGGTAAGGACGTGGACCATAAGAACCGCAACCCCCTTGACAACTCCACTAAGAACCTGAAGGCCAAACCTAAGTCAGCCAACCGTAGCTTCTCCCGTAAGGCAAATGCTAAGAAGTATGGTAAGAATATAGGGGCCTCTAACCCACCCTCACAAAGGAAGTACAAGAAATAATGATGTTTAAGGAACATGAGAAAGAGCTTAACAAGAAGGGTTACTTCTTTACAGCTGATCAGATCGTAAATAAACGTGGTGACGTTCTAGCAAGTATGAACCCCTATGGTGAGTTTGACTGCAAGGACGATGACCTGATGGTCGCCATCTGTGACTGTGAACTCTCTGCAGCTGAGAGTGTTAAAGTGGTTGAGAAGAAACCAGCTAAGAAGAAGAAACGTGCACGTGATGAGGATGGCCACTTTAAGGCTGATGATCCAACAACTCCTGACGTCAACGAAGCCTGGGAAGAGTAAGGTATGTCCAACCCCTCCTATACTACTTTCTTTGAAGGTAAGTCTGTAACGAGTACTACAGCTGACGCAGGGGCTGACGTAGTCTTCGTCGCACCCTTGAACCACGATGCAGAGATCACCTTCTTGAGTTGTACGAATGGCGGGACGACTGACACTGTCAATGTGATGGTCTATCACTTCGATGATGACACCTACTACTACCTTCTTAGACAACACTCTATCGCAGGTAACGATACATACCTGCTTGCGGAGAAGTCATCAATCTACCTCCACGCAGGGGATAAGTTAGTAGTATTCAAGAACGGGGGTACCTTTGACGTCAGTGTCTCTGGTAAACTCTTCTACAACCCAGTTAGGAGCCTATAGTGTCTAAACGTGAATTAACAGAAAAGCAGGAATTGTTCCTGTCTGTACTCTTTGAGGAAGCAGAGGGTGACCCCCTTAAGGCTAAGAAGTTAGCTGGTTACTCTGATAACGTGCCGACCTCTACTGTAACAGCAGCGCTGGCCGATGAGATTTACGAACTAACTCGTAAGTTCATTGCACAGAGCTCAACTAAAGCTGCCTATACCATGTTCAAAGTCATGGGAGACACGGATATGTTGGGTGCTAAGGAAAAGATGAATGCAGCCAAGGACCTTATGGACCGTGCTGGGTTTACTAAGACGGAAAAGGTAGAGGTCTCCAGCAGGGAGCCAGTCTTTATTCTACCTTCAAAGAAGGAGCAAGACTAATGGCTGTTAAGAAGGACCCACGTTTGGAACGTGCAGGTGTATCCGGTTACAACAAACCTAAACGTACACCTAACCACCCCAAGAAGTCCCATGTTGTAGTCGCTAAAGAGGGTGACAAGATTAAGACTATCCGCTTTGGTGAGCAGGGTGCTAAGACAGCAGGTAAGCCTAAAGCTGGTGAGTCTGCTGCTATGAAGAAGAAACGTGCAAGCTTTAAGGCTCGGCACGGTAAGAACATCAGCAAGGGCAAGATGAGTGCGGCTTACTGGAGCTCACGTGAGAAATGGTAGTAAAAACAAAACGTTACACTAAGGATTGCCCTGACTGTGGTACAGAGCAGAGCTATGGTCGTAAAGATCACTACAATTCTGCTGTGAGAAATAACTGGAAGTGTAAGTCTTGCTCCAACAGCTCTAATAACTTTGCAGGCAAAGTAGGGCCTATGCCTGTCACTTGGTTTAACACTAAGATGCGTGGCGGTATGGGCAGAGGGTACCAATGGGATATAACACCTGAATATATTATCTCTATGTATGAACAGCAGGGTGGTCTTTGTGCCCTTACGGGGTGGCCTATAGGTTGGTCAGAAAAGGGTTTAACGGCTACTGTGTCTATAGACCGAATAGATTCCGAAGAGGGCTACATTCAGGGTAACGTGCAACTGCTGCACAAAGACGTTAACATGGCTAAACAACAGTACTCCCAAGACTACTTTATTGCCATGTGTAGAGCTGTCGCTGACAAGGCTAAATGGTAATAACAACAATAATAATAACTTGACAAACTAATGTGTGTGTGATATAAGATGGCTAGAAAACAAGCACCTTCCTTCAAGGCCAAAGTTAAGGGCCAATCATGGAAGGTTCCTAAAAAGGGATTAGACGGGGAGTGGTACCCTATCGTACGTGTTGGAAGACATGTACCTTTTGGATACGAACAAGACCCCGAGGACCCTAACCTCCTCCAACCCATCCCCAGTGAGCTAGAGATGCTCGAGCAGGCCAAGAAGTACTTAGCGGAGTACAGTCTCCGTATGGTAGCTAGGTGGCTCTCTGAGAACTCAGGCCGCTATATCTCACATGTAGGATTACATAAACGTGTCTCAATCGAAGAACAAAGGCGTAACAAAGCCAACTCCTATCGAAGCTATGAAAGACGTGCGAAAGAAGCCGCAGAAACGGCACGTAAGCTCGAAGAAGAAAGAATCGGTGGCTCGGGAACCAGAAGCCTTAGAGACAACACAGAAGGAGGAGGAGACTCCTCTGACGGTTCCAGCGAAAGCTAAACCAGCTGACATAGATATTCAAGCGGCCCAGGATATTATCTTTGCCCCTAACGAGGGTCCTCAGACAGACTTTCTCGCAGCCAGTGAACAAGAAGTTCTTTATGGGGGTGCAGCCGGTGGTGGTAAGTCCTACGCAATGGTTGCTGACCCTGTACGTTACTTTAATAACCCTCAGTCCCGTGGTCTCCTCGTTCGTCGATCAACGGAGGAACTACGTGAACTCATCTCAGTATCTAAGCAACTCTACCCACGGGCTATCCCTGGTATCAAGTTTATGGAGCGAGATAAGACATGGGTGGCACCTAGTGGAGCTACCCTCTGGATGTCATACCTAGACCGCGATGATGACGTTATGCGTTACCAAGGTCAGGCTTTTAACTGGATCGGCCTCGATGAACTTACACAGTGGCCTTCTCCTTTCGCCTGGAACTACATGCGCTCCCGTCTACGTACGACCAGTGCCTCAGGTCTACCCCTGTATATGAGAGCAACAACCAACCCTGGTGGTCCAGGGCACTTCTGGGTTAAGAAGATGTTCATCGACCCAGCACCAGCTAACACTAGCTTCCATGCTACAGATGAACACGGTGAAGTAATCGCATGGCCTAAGGGTCACTCAAGGGAGGGTCAGCCTCTCTTTAAACGTAGGTTCATCCCAGCTAACCTGTTTAACAACCCGTACCTATCAGAAGATGGTATGTATGAAGCTAACCTTCTTTCAATGCCTGAACATCAACGGCGTCAACTCCTCGACGGTGATTGGAGTATCTCCGAAGGTTCAGCTTTCTCTGAGTTCAGTACTTTAAAACACGTAGTAGAGCCTTACGAGATACCAAATAGTTGGCCTAAGTTCAGAGCCTGTGACTACGGTTATGGTTCAATGACAGCGGTTCTTTGGTTCGCTGTAACACCTTCTGAGCAGATCGTTATCTATCGGGAGCTTTACTGCAGCAAGGTAACAGCTGTAGACCTGGCAGAGATGATCCTAGAAGCTGAGGCAGGTGATAAGATACGCTACGGCGTCCTTGATAGCTCCCTCTGGCATAACAGAGGGGATACAGGCCCCTCACTAGCTGAGCAGATGATCATGAAAGGGTGTCGCTGGAGACCATCAGATCGTTCAAAAGGCTCCCGTATCGCAGGTAAGAACGAGATACACCGCAGGCTGCAAGTAGACGAGTTTACAGAAGAACCCAGACTAGTATTCTTCAACACCTGCCGTAACATCATCTCCGAACTCCCATCTCTTCCTCTTGATAAGAATAATCCAGAAGATGTAGATACAAAGAGCCCTATTGACCACGGTTACGATGCTCTGAGGTACGGCCTAATGACAAGACCTCGCAGTAGTCTCTTTGACTACGACCCTAACGCACAAAGATCAGGCTTTCAGGCCTCCGACCCAAAGTTTGGGTATTAAGACTCACAAGGAAAAGACATGGATAACTTCGAAACAGACGCCACTGAGATTGAACACAACATGGAAGAGTCTGATTCTTCTTTTGTGAAGGACATTAAAGAGGGTGACTATACTGATGAGCCTGTAGGCGCTGTTGTTTCTTTCGTGGAAGAACGGTTTAGCAAGGCTGAGACAGCCCGTTACACCGATGAACAACGTTGGGTACGTTCTTACCGTAACTACCGTGGCCTCTACGGCCCAGATGTACAGTTTACATCGACTGAAAAGTCCCGTATCTTCGTTAAAGTCACCAAAACAAAGGTTCTGGCAGCCTATGGTCAGCTTGTAGAGGTACTTTTCGGTAATAATAAGTTCCCAATCTCCGTAGACCCAACTTCTTTACCTGAAGGTATCGTAGAATCAGCTCATTTTGAGTCAAATGACGATATGAAGAAGGCTAAAGGGCCACAGTTGTCACCAGAAGACACCAAACTACGCCCAGGTGAGACGGTTGTAGACCTTAAAGAGCGTCTTGGGGCTATGAAGGCTAAACTAGAGCCGGTTATGGATACGTTGAAGGAAGGTCCTGGTACAACAGCGACTGAAATTACTGTATACCCAGCTATGATAGCTGCTAAGAAGATGGAAAAGAAGATCCATGACCAGTTGGAGGAGTCTAATGCCTCTAAGAAGCTCCGTACAGCAGCCTTTGAGTGTGCTTTGTTTGGTACCGGTATCATGAAGGGTCCTTTTGCAGTAGACAAGGAGTACCCACACTGGGATGAAGAGGGTAATTACAAACCCCGCATTAAGACAATGCCTGCGTGTGACTCTGTATCTATCTGGAACTTCTACCCAGACCCAGATGCTAACAATATGGATGAAGCAGAGTACGCTATCGAACGTCACAAGATGTCTCGGTCACAGATGCGAGCTCTGAAGAAACGTCCGTTCTTCCGTAGCAACTCCATCGATCTTGCCCTTGAGTATGGCGAGTCCTACACTAAAGAGTGGTGGGAGCAGGTGATGGAAGACGATAACCAAGAGACTCGTAGTGAACGTTTCCAAGTTCTTGAGTTCTGGGGTTATGTCGACCGTGAAGTACTGGAAGAGCATAACGTAGATATCCCTCGTGAACTACGTAAGGCTGAGCAGCTGAACGTGAACATCTGGGTATGTAACGGTCAAGTACTCCGTCTGGTTATGAACCCATTTAACCCACAGATCATCCCTTACTACGCAGTACCGTACGAAGTAAACCCTTACTCCTTCTTCGGTGTAGGTCTTGCTGAGAACATGGACGACACACAGACGTTGATGAACGGCTTCATGCGTATGGCTGTAGATAACGCTGCGTTGTCAGGCAACCTTCTTATCGAAGTTGATGAGACTAACCTAGTGCCTGGGCAAGACCTCAGTGTTTATCCGGGTAAGGTGTTCCGCCGTCAGGGTGGTGCTCCGGGCCAGGGTATCTTCGGCACCTCATTCCCTAACGTATCTAACGAGAACATGCAGATGTTTGACAAGGCTCGTGTTCTTGCGGATGAGTCAACAGGTCTCCCTAGCTTCTCTCACGGTCAGACAGGTGTATCTGGTGTAGGTCGTACAGCCAGCGGTATCTCTATGCTCATGTCAGCTGCTAACGGCTCTATCCGCACGGTTATCAAGAACGTAGACGACTATCTTCTTGGTCCTTTGGGTAAAGCGTTCTTCTCTTTCAATATGCAGTTTGACCATGACCCAGAGATCAAGGGTGACCTCGAGGTTAAGGCACGTGGTACATCATCCCTTATGGCTAACGAAGTACGTAGCCAACGTCTTATGCAGTTCTTGCAGGTTGTCCAGAACCCCGCCTTGGCTCCTTTCGCTAAGATGGACTATATCATCCGTGAGATCGCTGAGTCAATGGACCTTGATCCTGATAAGGTTGCTAACTCTATGTCAGAGGCTGCTATCCAAGCTGAGATCCTTAAGAAGTTCCAAGAGCAGAACCCACCCCCTGTCCCAGCCCCAGGTGATCCTAATGCACCTCAGGCCCCTACAGGCGGTGCAGGTGCTGGCGCTATGGGTACAGGCGCAGCTCCGGTCCCCGGTGAGCAAGGCCACTCAGCCAACACAGGTGAAGGCACGGGTATGGCGGCTCTAGAAGCTCAGCTTAGCCAGTACTTAGGAGGCCAAGGATAATGGATAGTAAGCTCCTAGCCACTATCATTGCCGTTGCTAAGAAGGAGGCGTCTGCTAATTCGGTAGACATCTCCAACCTACAACGCAAGGTAGAGGATCAACTTAAAGAGTTCCACTCTCGCTCTCCCATTCTGGAGACACCTGAGTTCTTTGTTAAGAACGGTTGCCTACATTGTAAGTGGCAGTCAGGTCTTACCCTAGACTTCGGTAACATCGTCGGACCACAAGGCCCTCCGGGTATTCAAGGTATCCAAGGTGTAGCTGGTGAAGATGGTATCAACGGTAAAGACGGTATCGATGGCAAAGATGGACGTGACGGTAAGGACGGTAAGGCCGCTGCAGCAGGTAAAGATGGTGTAGACGGTAAGGATGGCCTCAGAGGCCCTCAGGGCGTCCGTGGCGCACCTGGACCGGTAGGTCTAAGGGGTGAGGTAGGGAAAGACGGTAAGGACGGTGAGAGAGGCTCTCAGGGGCCCCCAGGGCCATCCGGTAAAGACGGTGAAGACGGAGTAGGTGTTCAGAAGGTTTGGGTGGATGATAATTACCACTTGACATTACGTCTAACTTCTGGTAAAGTAGTAGATGCCGGTTATGTTAGAGGCCCAACAGGAGCAGGTGCAGGTAAAGGAGGAAGAGTAACAGGTGCTTACATAGGAGGGGGCGGTGTTAGCGCCACCCCTAGTGAGACAAAGTTAACATCCCCAACATTCACCTACAGTAATGGTCTACTAAGTACAGTGACATACGCAGGAGGTCACACTAAAACATTAAACTATAATAGTGACAATACACTAAACACTGTTGTTTCTGTAATAAATAACGTTTCATCTACTAAAACACTCACATACAACAATGACGGAACATTAGCCTCAATAACGTAGGGAAAAGCTATGACACCTATTATCGACCCAGATAACCTTAACCAAGGTACAGAAATTACTATTAGCACTTCAGCTAAGACTATCGCACTGAATGTCACAGGCAACCTGTCTAACGATGGTGTGACAATGCAAGCTCTCTACTCTTTCCTTAAAGAAGAGTGGAAGTCCGATGGAAACCTTATCCCTTACCCCTTCCCTATGGTGTCGATTACACCAGAGCAATTCGAATTTATTGAAGGCTGGGTTCCTTCCAACGACACTACCCGTAATTTGATACGTTCAGCAGGTTGGCGTGAGATTAACGCTTCTGACGCTATCGAGCGTGAGTACATGGGTATTATTTCTCTTGGTAACATCGACAACACTGACACTGCTTATTACGCCTTTTCGACAGACACAGCCAAGACTGACTTTGACTTCACCGGGCCTATCAATCAGGCTATCCAGACCTTCGGTGACTCAAGTAATGGTAACTTTGACAAGCGTTCCGACACCCTAACAGTGTACATCCGTGCACAAGGTAAGACTTACGGCTCTGCTACATCGACAAGTATTGGTCTGACTGCTCTAAACTACATTGCCAACCGTTTCCCACTTGCGGAATCAGCTGACAGTAAAGTCACCGCCTCGGATTCGACTATCTCTACCACAGCGCCCTACACAGGTATGTCTATTACCTATGGTGCGGTCACACGCTCTATTGGTGGTGTTAGCTATAACTTTGACGTTGTTGTAGATGGCAACCAAGGTACGGCTGAACAGATTTATGAGTTCGTGCAATACAGCTTGCGACTATCTAGTGATATTGACGCAGGTGCAGGTTCTCAAGACGGTTCACTTGCTGACTCTCTTATGAGCTTTGCAGGGGAAGCGCTGAGCACGACTACAGGTGTTTATATCGACGACTTCCAGACGAATGATACAAACAGACTAAGCTTCACTGACACAGGTGGAACTGTACGCAGCTTCCCGTTTGTTGCTGCGGGTACAATTAGCTTCAATGCAAACTTAGTATCGGATTCAGATGCAATTTACCGCATGTTCTTTACGAGCGGTTTTGGTACAGGCTCGGCTATTCTGGTAGATAACAACTCCGGGGTTGACATAACTGGCACTATCGGTGGTGTTTCTAGCGTATCTTTCGACTTTGACTATGATGGTAACACTCAAGGTGGGCGCACGGCGGGTACTGACGCTGAGGTTACTGTTGTGGCGATTGGACTAGACACAGCACAGTATGTGTCAGCTACCGCGACTATCGGAAGAGCAACTGGGCAAAACATATCATTGGTAGCACCACTCGAAAGAAACTACAGCAATGACTAACTAAAGGAGGTAGCCTAATGAGCTTCACTATTAACGGAACAACACTGGAGCAAACAGCTAGTCCCGCAACCCTTTCTGATTTGGTTGGGATGACCAATGTTGTATCTACCGCGAACAACACAATAGTAGATACATCGGCTTACACTGATGTGAAAATAACGGGAGACTTCCTTCTTGAAGGAACGCTTATAGTTAATAAGTTTACGATTGCTAACGCGGCTTGCAATGTTTATGTGGGAACAAATGCGGCAGGAGATACCTTAAAACCGGGGTATCTTGCAGTTGTTGATCATTCAAGCGTAGCAATCTCCCCTCGCAAGTTAAATTTTGATTTTGTTTTTAAAAACTCAACGCTGGATTTTGTAAGAGGGGGGCGTGGCGGTTACTACGATGGCGGGTATTTATACGATTTGGATGGTTGTGTTGTTGTTGGTAACGGGAATGGCTCAATAGGCGTTAACGCGGGCAGTGTTTTAAAAAATACAACATATATTAATATGAATGATATTAGCTTTTTCGGAAGCCCTGCCGACACCACGGGCTTTGTTATTGACGGTAGTACAAGCCGGGGCGCTTTTATTGACGCCTTTAGTGGTGTTGTTGAGCTATTAAAATTCTCAAGCCCGCGTTATGTCGTGCAGAGACGGGGTAAGTTTGCGCTGACTGACTGCAAGATAGCAGAGTTTATTGCTTGTAGGTTTCTTCCTTTTATTAATGAAACATTTTTTACGTTTTTAAGAACTATAAAGACAGCGGGGATAGGTGCCAACGCTAACGCAAGCACAACCCGATACGTCTATGATGCAGGAGGGTCAGTGCTCTCGCAAGCCCCGCTTAGTGCTAATGGTGAACTAAGCGAGGCAATCCAATGGGGAAAAGTTCATGCCTATGATTTAGGGGCATCCGGGAACATGAACACTCTCGACAACAAAATGACCCCTGCCATGATTAACACCAACACTGGCACTTACCAACACATGACAGGCGAGTATAAATTGCCTTTGTCAGTATCTCACGTTAGTTATCTTGGCGAGTTATTAACCTCAAATAACATTAATTTTGATGTTTCTTCTGATGAAATACTCACAGACTTTACACTCGCGCCTAACCTGCTTGACGACCCAAATATCACTGAGCTTAACAAGGCCGTTACTGACACATACACCTCGCTCGGGACACCTCAAAAACTCTACGATAGAGGAAAGTCTTACTTAGTTGACAACTATGCGGGTGAACTATCAACACTGGTAACTCGTTCAGGTAATCTAATAGACGCAGGTGCCTATAACGTCACTATTGACGCAACGGCCTCTAGTGTTTTTTCCGTATCTGGTAATACCATAACTATTAAAGCATCAACCTTTACTGGTGATATGACTACGACAGGTGTAATTACTTTAACCAATGGTGCAATATTCTCAGGAACTAGAACAGATGCTAACGGCACAGTGTTCCCAGATTCAGTTCTAACGCTCACAGGTTTAAAAGCTAACTCTGAGGTGCGTGTGTACACAGCAGGAACTACCACAGAAATAGCAGGGGTGGAAAACTCAGGCACTACATTCTCAACTACTGTCTCAGTGGGCAGTGTTGATATTGTTGTTCATTCCCTTGGCTACGAGTACCAAAGAATTGAAGGTGCTGATACATCGTCTAACCTGACACTTCCAATTCAACAACGGGTAGACAGAAACTATAGGAACCCGTAATGGCAGATGCAATTTTTGATGGGGATAACCTCTACATAACCTTACCTAGCATTGGTTCTTTTGACACTCAGATTAACATCTATAGCGCGTGGAAAGAGTGGACTCGTGCAGGGGATAACGCTAAGTACCCCCCAGCTTTTGACACTACTGGTGGCGATAACGTAGGTTCAGGTCAGACTATTGCCCCTTATTTCTTCTGTAGGAATGACTTAGGTTGGCGTATCAAGATGCCTTCGAGTGATGGGGAGATTATTGTGTCGGGTAACTTGTTTCCTCGTGACCCTAATACCTCTCTTTTTGAACAGACTTTAGGTTATGATACCTTCCTTAGATTAGAAGTGTCCACAAGGGCTGTTGTTATTGAGCGTGGGGTAAGTGGACTAACTGCTACTGAATCTGCTCAACTCGCTAATGCCGCTTTAATACCAGCTTTATTATAAAGGTAAG